CCGACGTGACAGAGCTGTTCACCGACGCGGCCACCGTCCCGGCCGGCTGCGGGTTGTACCAGCCCCACGTGCCCGTCATCCAGATCGACCGCTGCGGCGTCGGCCCGGCCCCCCACGCCGCCGTGGTACTCCGGTCAAGCTGCACCTCCTGCCACGGCCAGCCCAGCTTCGGGTCATTCGGGTACAGAAACACCTGCCACAGCGGGATACTCGTCCCGTTCGGCGACTGCATCGACGCCAGCACCGTGATGTCATGCGAACCCGGCGCGTCCCGCCGGTTCGTCCACGGCGCCGCGTACTGATAATTCGGCCAGTCCTCCTGCACCGTCTTGTCCCACGGGAAGAAGTACCTGCGCATTCCCTTCGCGCCGTCGATCGCCTCGGCGGTCGACTGCAGCGCCCGGTCGATCCGCGCGTCATCGACCGCGGTCACCTCGAGGTCCAGGGCGCGCTTGACGTCATCCCTGTTGCAGTAAGTCGGCCTGGTGATGCCCACGCGCCCTCACCTCCCTCGCGGCTCTCGCAACCGGGGCTTACTCGGCCCGGCGCGGCGGTGTACGCGGCGGAGCGGCGGGCGCAGGCCCCGGCGCCGCATCCGGGGCCTGCGGCTCAGCACCTGCCGCCTCTTCGGCGGCCGGCTCCGCGTCCTGCGCGGGTACCTCTTCCGCGGGCTCGACGGGCTCCGGGGTGTCCGCGGCGTCGTCCCCGTCGGGCTCCGGGGTCTCCACGTCGCTAGCGGGCACCTCCGCCGCCTCGAACGAGGTCGACGGGCACTCCGGGCAGCGCGGCGCACCGGGTGCCACCTGCGCGCCGCACTCCGCGCAAACCTGCGGCTCCCATGCGTTCGTCGCGCCGCCAGTCGTTGCCTTCGGCATGTCTCACATCCCTGAGTGAATGTCGGGGTCGTAATCCCTCGGATAAGCCCAGCCGTTGAACGGGCAGTAAAGCTCCACCTCCGGCGACTCCGGAGGACCCGGCAGCAGCGGCGTCCCGTCATCCGGGCACGCCACCGGCGTCTGAGCGCGGTAGTAGTTCGCGTACTCCGCCTGCTCCTTCAGCACGCTGTCTAGCTGCCACCAGGACATAAGGCGGTCACCGTCGCCCAGTCGTCCGCCATCAGCGCGTCTTGCGACGGCTGCCAGGGCGAGCACGTGCCGTCAGCCGCGCGGATGTCGATGTGAGGCTGGTAGACGATGACAGTGCCCTCGTCGTAGATGCCGAGCAGCGGCGGCCGGTTCACCTGGAAGGTGGAGCCCGGCACCAGGTACAGGAACGACCTGCCGTCCCATGCGGCCCGCGTTACCCGGGCGCCGTCCTTGAGAGCGCTGAGCGCCTGCCCGAAGTCCATCAGGCCCTCCGTGTCCCGGTCCTGCGCCGTGGCGCGACCGCCGAAGCGGGAACGGACACCGGGGCAGCCGCCTCCGGCGCGGCGAACCGCGGCGACAACCGCCCGCACGCCGCCTGCGGGCACCGCAGCAGCCCCGGCGCGTTCAGCGCCCCGCACTTGCACCTGTACCGGGCCATCATGCTGCCGTCACCGTCGCCCCCGCGTCATACGGCACGTACGTGACCGACCACTGGATCGCGCCGGTGTTAGTGGCGCTGGTGGTGACCTGGATTGACCCGGCCGGGACGATCACCAGGCCGCCGCTGGTCACCGGGACGCCCTGGGCGCCGGAGGTGGTATTCCACAGCAACGTCCCGTCAGCTGCGCTGAGCATCAGGGCACTCGCCTTGGCCTGCGGAACAGCCAGGGATGCCCCCACCGGAAGCGCCGAAACCGACGCACTCGCCGCGCACAGCGTCGTGGTGGCCGAGGAGCCGCCCGTGGGCTTGTTCCCGACTGAGATGGTGCACGCCTGCGTCTGGATGACGGTGGTGACCACTCCGGTCAGGCTGGTGATGATGACCCGGCCGCCCGTGACGGTGAAGATATCGCCGCTGGTCGAAGCAGGCAGCGTCTTCGCCGCGCCAGTGACGAGCGCACCGTAGTACGCCGCGAAAAGCTGCGCCGCCTGCGCGGCCGGGCTGATCGCCATCAGCTCACCGACGCCCCGGTGTCAAGCGGCACGTAGGTCAGGTACCAGTCAATCGCGCCCGTCATGGTCGCGACCGACGTGGTAACCGTGACGATCCCGGCCTGAACGACGAACGCCGACTGCGCCAGGAACGGCGACTTGCCGGCCACGCCGCTGGCACCGCCGTTAGAGAGGGTCGTAGGAGCGCCCGCGATGGTCGCCACAACGGCATAGGCCATGCCAGCCTCACCGCCGCCGACCACCGTCGCGGAAGCGATGCCCGCCACCTGGGCGCCGGCCGCGCCCACTGTTGGCGTCGCGCCCAGCGAGATCGCGCCCGTCGTACCGGACAGGACCGTGGAGACCCTGCCGACCAGCGACGTGACCAGCACCATCCCGCCCGCGACCGTGAACAGCGTCGCCGACGAGCCGGAGTTCGGCGGGACCTGCCCGGCCTTGAGGACCTGGACCCCGTACAGCAGCTCGCGGAGCTGGTAGCCCTTAACGAAGTTGGCCATGGCCTACGCCCCCAGGAGGGCGAGGTTCGAGGGCGTCCGCTGGATGTTCAGGTCATGAAGCAGCGCGATGCACGTAGTCGCGTTCGTCCCCGTGGCCTGGATGTAGCAGTAGGTATCCGCGAGCTGCGACGTGTAGATCGTGATCACCGACGTGTAGCCGGTGGTCCCCGCCAGGGCGACGCTGTTCGTCGTCCAGGTCGCCGTCTGCTTCGTCCACGCCGCGGTCCCGTTCACCGCGGCCGACTGCCAGAAGAACGACGTCTGCCCGTACCCGTTCGCCGTCGTCCAGTTCTGCGTCGAGCCGCCGAACACCTTCGCCGCGACGACCGCGAGCGAGGCCGCACCCGACGACTTGACGAGGAACGACACCGCCGAGGCGTTCTTGAGCGACACCATGTTGCCGCTCGCGTCGTGCACCACGTCAAAAACGCGGCCCAATCCCTGCATGCCGGCCATGAATGGCCCCCTGTCCCTGCGGCTGTTCCTCGGGGACAGGGCGCCACTGCTGTCCTTGCTAACTCAGCCTTCGGCGAAGGCTTACTTTTGGCTGCCCTTAGGTTGGCGGCGACCCGCTCCATGCGGTCGGGGTCGTCGAGGAAGTAGCCGATGCCCCGGTTGCACGGGTCGCAGGCGATGCCGCGGATGCACTTGCCGCACGCCGTGTTCCCTGAGCAGCAGGAGTGATCGTGGTCGACGTGCACCTTGCGAGGCTCGCTGAGAAGCAGCGGGTCGCCGCACAGGTAGCAGCAGCCGTGCTGGTCGTCGATGAGCTGCTGCCTGCGCTCCGGGGTGATCCGGTATCGGGTCCAGAAGTGCATCCGGGAATGCTCTTCACTAGACCGCGGGTGCTTCGCGTACCAGTCCCTGTTGAGCTGCGCTCGCCGCTCGCGTTCCTCCGGAGACAGGCTGGCGATACGCTCCCGCTCCCGTCGCCGCTTTTCATCTCCGGTGACGGGATCCTTGCGCGCTTGCCGCTCGCGCTCGAGGAGGGCAGCGCGATTCCGCTCGTAGTGCTTACGAGCACGTTGCCGCTGAGCTTCACGAGCCTCCTCCTCCGTCATCCGTGTCCGGTTGTGCTTCTCGCAGGTGCACCCTGGCTCACACTTCGCTCGTCCTGGCATGCACCTATTTTATCCAGCGTTACTAACGACTGGCAAGCTGAACGAACGCGGAAAGCGTGTTTGAGCTGCCATTATGAGGGGTCAACGCGCTCTGCAACCAGGGTCGACCATCTACTCTCTCGATGATTCGATAGGCCGTCTGGTCGTTGGCAAAGGCCACCTGGTCGGACGCGGCCACCTCGACCTGCTGCCGGTCGCCGATCAGGTAGTAGCTCAGATCGACGAAGTTGATGTCGCCCGTGGTGCCGAGTGCCGGGACCTTCTCGGTGAACAGGACGGGCCGGCCGAGGATCGTCATGGGCGGGACGTCCATGCCGCCGCTGTTGCCGTAGCCGCCGATCCACACCGGGCCGCCGCCGGTGCCCACCGACAGCGCCATGGTGGCGAGCTGCGGGAACGAGTCGATGGCCGCGATCCACACGGCGTTCTTGAGGGACGCCGGCAGCATCCGGGCGTACATCTTGACGATGTTCTCCCAGACGATCGTCTGCGTTGCCTGGCCGCTCTCGGCTGTCACTGACACCGACGCCGGGCAGCTTATGAAGCCCTGCGGGGTGCCCGCGCCGGTCTCCGTCATGAACGCGACGTCCTCGGTCCAGGCGAGGCCCGCCGGGATGCGGGTGTCGAACCAGCCGGAGAACGCCGGCGCGTCGGCGAGCAGCTCGTTCGGGACCTTGAAGTAGCCCATGAGCTTCTTCGCGTCGAGGACGACGCGCCCGAACTTCGCCTGGCTCTCGGTGGCGCTCGCGGCCTCCTCGGTCCAGTAGAACTGCACCCCGCCGAACAGGCTGGAGGAGTGGCTCGTGTCGTCCACGGTGGGGATCGGGACGCGGAGCGTGGACATCGGGATGACAGTGGCGCGGCTGCGGACGATCGAGTCCTCGAGGGCGAGCTGCAGCAGCTCGGAGCGCATGACCTCGGGGACCAGGAAGCCGCCCGCGCCGGGGTCCTCGCTGCCGAACGAGTTCTGGAACGCCCGCACGTTGTCGAGCTTCTGCAGCAGGGTCTTGCGGTTGTGCGCAGAGGTGGGCCGGGCCTCCTCGCGGATCGCCTGGCAGTACTCGCCGATCGACCCGAAGCGGTCCTCCGCCCGGTAGGCGTTCTCGAACGCGGCACCGGGGGCGGTCTTGTTGTAGACGGTGCCCTTGCCGTGGCTCACCGAGGGGGTGCCGCCGGCCGACAGGGCCAGCGACGGGCGGCCGTTGCTGAAGCTGACCGCGTTGGCCAGGTCGACCGCGGGCTTACGGCCGGCGCCGTTGTCGCGGAGCATGTCGAACATGACCGACTGCACCTGATCGCGGATGGTGTCGGCGGTGCCCGGGTTCTTCTTGCTGTACACCGCGGCGTAGCTGTCGAGGAACTCGCGGGTCGCGCCGTTGGCCATGGCCTCGGCGGAGAAGAAGTCCTTGAGCTTCGCCGGGTCGCCGAGAACCTCGCGCAGCCCGTCGGGGTCAGTCGGGACCTTTGCCTTTGTCGTCACTTGCCAGCCCCTTCCAGGCCGAGCCCGAGAGCTGCGGCAAGCAGCTGCGGGTCTATTTCGTCCGGGCAGTACTCCGGGCTGACCTCGCGCATCGCCCTTTCGAGCTCGGCGCGGGCCTCCCCGGCGTTCGCCAGGTCCTTGATCAGCGAGATCTTCGCCAGCGCCGCCCGGACGCCGGACGAGTTGGGCGGCAGCGACGGGGCGTACCGGTACGGCAGCGCCCACGCCTGCGGGGTCGCGGGGTCGCCGGGGCGGCGGCCCGCGCAGATGCCCCGGTAGAACGCCTCCGGGTCCTCGGCCGCGGCGGCGGCGGCGAGCGCCGCGGCGGGATCCCACATGCTGTGGTCGACCGTGGCCCGCGGCATGGTGAACACCTGCGCGAGCACGGCGGGGGTCACGGCCAGGGCGTCCGGGTCGTAGCCCGGGTCCACCTGCTTCATCGCGGCCTGCAGCGTGGCCTTCGCCTCGTCGGCGTTGGCCAGGCCGTCCGTCTGCGGGAGCCTCGACAGTGCCGCCTTGACGCCCGCGGCGTTCGGGGCGTCGCCCGGGTGGTACTTGTACGGCAGCGCCCACGACGACTGATTGGACGGGTCTCCCGCCCTCCTGCCTGCGCAGATGCCCGCGTAGAACTTGGCAGGGTCATCAGACATCGCGCCGTTGTGCCACGCCTTCGCCGCGTCCCACGGGCTGCCGTCCGCAGTGTCGAGCAGCGGGAACCGGGAGAGGTTCGACGTGCCGCCCGGCTTCGGCGGGATGGTCTTGCCCGGGATCGGCTTGCCGTCCTCGTCGAAGTAGTCGTGGTCGGTGTCGCCCTCGGGCGTCGAGTCGTCGTCGCCGTCGTCATCCGGGTCGAACCGGGTCGTCCCGTCCGGGTCCTGCACCCACCCGTCACCGATCTGCACCGGCCCGTCGCCGCTGTCCGCGTTGCGGGGCGGCGCCACGGCCGCCGGCGGGACGGCCGGGGCCGTGGCGGGCGCGGGCTGCGCCGCGGCGCTGCCGGGAGCGGTGCCGTACACCGACAGGTCCCAGGCATTCGCAGGCTTGCCCTGCCCGTGGATGTTGTCGGCCAGGCCCTCGGCAACCGCCTCGGAATCGCTGAACCACGACTCGGCGGACATCTTGGCCAGCCAGTAGCCGACAGGCTTGCCCGACCGTTCGGCGTAGATGCCCGCGATCTCAGCGGTGATCTTGTCGAGCAGGTCGGCGGTCTGCCGCAGGTCCGCGGCATCCCCGATCGCCATGGAAAACCCGTTGTGGATCATCATCTGCGAGTGCGGCGCCATCTCCAGCTTGCCGGGGCTCGCCGCCTGGGCGATGAACGACGCCGCCGACGCGGCCAGGCCGTCCACGATGACGTGCACGCTCCCGGGCCGCTGCCGCAGCTGGTTGTAGATCGAGATCCCGTCGAAGACGTCCCCGCCGGGGCTGTTGACGTGGACCTCTATGTCGCCGTTGACGCCCTTGAGGTCAGCGAGGAACGACCCGGCCGACGTGCCGAACATCCCGATCTCGTCGTAGATCGAGATCTGAGTCGGCTGCCCGGCAACCGAGTTGCCGATGCTGTACCACTTCGGAAGCGTCGAGGTCAGGTTCTGGAGCCTGCGCGTACTCCGCAACGGCCGGGCACTGTGTTCCACTACTGCCGCCTTCCGGTCTCGACCGGCACGTAGCCGTCTGAAAGGACGCGCCGCAGCAGCGCGGCAAGGTCCTGGCTCTTCGCCGGGGCGTTGTCCGGCGCCGGGGGCACCGCGGGCGCGGCCGGGGGCTCGGGCACCCAGCCCGGCGGCAGCGCCGGAGCCTGCACTGCCTTCTCGGCGACGGCCATGTCCGGCAGCCCGCATACCTCGGCCGCGTCGTGCGGGTCTGCGCCCGCGTCGACCAGTGCGGCCCACGCCTCGCACTTCACCTTCAGCTCGGCCTGGTCCTGCTCGCGGTTCTTCGGCGTCGGGAACACGTAGTCGAACTCGACGTCCTCCCCTGCGGCCATGAACAGCGGCAGGAACTGGAAGTTGAAGGCGTCTCGCCAGCGGTCAAGGCGCGGGGCGATGCTCCAGTTAGCGAAAACCTCTTCGCCTGTCTGGGCATTGGCCCGGTTCACGTCGTCCGAGTTTCCGAGCATGATCTTGTGGATGCCCCACGCCTCGCGGATCAGGTCACGCGAGACGTTGCGCAGGTTGCCGAAGTCCATGTCGCGCATCGAGTGGCTGTTCTGCACCCACGTCTGCCCGGCCTCGAGGATCGCCACCCGGTGCGCCCGCGACACCCCGCGGTGCGCGTCCCGCCAGCGGTTCGCCAGGTCGTTCCACTCGTCGTCGTCCATCGGGTGATCCACCTGGATCACCCCGCCCGGCGCGGCCGAGTTGTAGAAGTAATTCCGGTTCCAGTCGGCCGCCAGCTTCGCCGCCTGGATGTCCGCCAGCACCGCCTGGGCCGGGCCCAGGCCCCGGTATGGGTCGAGCGGGTCGGGGTACTTGACCTGGATGACCTCGTCGACGTCGAGCGGCACCCGCTCCCGGCCGTCCGGGCTGGTGTACACCCAGCCCTTCAGGAAGTTCTCCTTGTCCGGCACCGGCTCCATCCGGTCGGGGCGCACCGGCCACAGCGACATCGGGTAGTTAACGCGCGGGTCACGCCCGACCACCCAGTAGGACTCGCCGGCCAGCTCCAGGTACAGCTGGCTGACCTCCATCAGGCTGAACCGGGTCCATGCGGGCAGCGTGACGTTGCCCGCCCTGATCGAGGCGGGCTGCCGCAGCACCGACAGCGCCGGGTGCCGAACCACTTCCTGCCGCTGGTCGCTGCCCCGGTCGCTGGTGGTGTACCTGACCCGGCCGTCCTGGCCGGGCTTCTTGTACAGCCGCCACTCCGGCTTGGCCGTCGACTGCGCCAGCAGGTGCGCTATCTGCCACACTGTCCCGTTGCTGCCGTAGGCGCCCATGTACGTCAGGGAGCCGCCGCCGAGAGACGTCCCCCGGCCGCCGAGGAAGCCGCCCATGCTCATCGGCACCGGGGGGCCCGGCGCGGCGTTGCGGGGCTTCAGCAGCTGCCCGATCAGTGAGCCCATCAGGTGCCTGCCGCGACGAGGCCCGAGACACTCATCCCCGTCCTGATCGTCAGTGCCATGCGCTGCCCGTCCGGCGTGCCAACCAGTGCCACGGTGAGCTGTGCGGGCGTCTCGGCGAGAAGCTGGTTGCCGGAGTCAAC